TCTTATGATGAGCCTAAAAGCGTGCTCTTTGTTTCGGTGGTGAGGCTCTTTAGCTTAATCAAAGAGAGTTTTAAAGTTGACAACGGCTACTCTGAGTCTAAGATGATAAAGCTGCTGACGGATGTCGACTTTTTATTTCTCGACGACCTTGGGAAAGAGAGTCGCAAGGCTGACGCTCGCAGCAACGAGTGGGCGCATCGGGTGCTCTATGAGATTTTGGATAATCGTAGCAACACGATCATCAACACGAACTTGACCAGCGAGGAAATCAAGGCATTGTATGCGGATGATTTTGGGAATGGTGCTCTATCAAGTCGCATTTTCGAGGGTGCGACAGGCAGATGCTTTGTGTACCCGTCTGGGATGAAGGATAGGAGGTATTGATGGAAGATATACGAATACTAGATGCGTGCTGTGGGTCTAGGATGTTCTGGTTTGATAAAGAAAACGAGAATACAGTATTTATGGATAATCGATATTATGAAGATACATTGTGCGATGGCAGAACTTTGAAAATAAATCCGGATATTATAGCAGACTTTAGACATATGCCTTTTGAAAATGAAAGTTTTTATCTAGTTGTATTTGATCCGCCACATCTATTAAAAGCAGGAGAAAATTCATGGTTGGCCAAAAAGTATGGAAAGTTGAAATCAGACACATGGAAAGAGGACATAAGGCAGGGCTTTAATGAATGCATGAGAGTCTTAAAACCAAATGGAACATTGATTTTTAAATGGAATGAGGAACAAATAAAATTAAATGAGATTTTGGCCACTATTGATTTTAAACCTTTATTTGGAAATAAGAGGTCAAAAACTCACTGGCTTGTGTTTATGAAAGAATAGAATAACAACCACTTTGACGACATCAGCAAAATGGTATAAGCAAAAAAAGGATTTAATCGTTTTGCTGATGTTGGAAAAACGATAGAGAGGAGAAAATAAAATGGTAAAAAAATATGTTAAACGACCAGTTTCAGTTGAATCTATTCAATATACAGATAATAATCTTTATGAAGTCCTTGATTTTGTAGGCAAGGAAAATTATAGATTAGAACATGTAAAAAATGGTGTAGTAGATATAATGATTTGCACACTTGAGGGAGACCACAGGTGCAATAAAGGCGATTATATCATAAAAGGTATAAAAGGGGAATTTTATCCTTGCAAACCTGATATTTTTGGAAAAACTTACAATGAAGAAAAAGGACAAACAATAAAGCTTAATATATATCACAGCGATGGAAACTACATGGGAGTAACATATGGTGGAACTTTAAAGGAATTCATTAAAAAAGCTGATAAAGGTAAAAGTATAAAGTTAATAAGCGCTGGAAAAGAATGGTATATAAACTCAGCACTGATACTGGCGTTTGAGGAGGTGAGATAAGAATGCTTAAAATATTTATCGGAGTTCTACAGGCAGGACTTGTGATACTAAAACTTTTAGGTCTCCTACGTATAAGCTGGTGGCAGATATTAATGCCTTTGGAGATTATATTCGGTATTTTAATTCTGGTCTTTTTATTGCTAGGGGTAATAAAATTCATAGAGTGTAAAAAGTAAATATTTCGCCTTTTTTTTGGTTTGCAGGCGTAAAAGAACAAATCAGATATGATTCCGCTGACATACAGCGTAAAAAATGAAGGAGTGATTATTTTATGAACAAAGAGGATCTGTTAAAACTTGGGCTGACTGAGGAACAGGCTGAAAAAGTGCTGTCAGCAAATACTGAACAGCTGAAGGGATTTATCCCGAAAGCAAGATTTGATGAAGTGAATAATGCCAAAAAACAGGCAGAAAAAGACTTGTCAGACAGAGATAAACAGCTTGAAACTCTGAAGAACAGTACAGGAGATGTTGAAACTCTTAAAAACACTATTAAGCAGCTTCAGGATGAAAACAAGGCATCGAAGGAGCAGTATGAGGCAAACATATCTAAAATAAAATTAGACAATGCCATCGATAATGCACTCGGAAATGCTAAGGCTAAAAATTCAAGGGCTGTAAGGGCTTTACTGGACATGGAAAAGATAAAGTTTGAAAATGAGACTTTATCCGGACTGGATGAACAGTTAAAAGCACTGAAAGAGGCTGAGAATTCAAAGTTCTTATTTGAAGAGATTAAGGAACCTGCCAAACCAAGTTTCAGTGGTGTAGAACCAGGGGCATCAACAGGAGAAACAAATCCTGGCTCAGGTGCACCTGAAACATATTCCCAGATGATAGCAAGACTGGGACAATAATAAAAAAAATTAAAGGAGGAATAATTTATGTCAGTAGCAATTTTTGATTCAAAACAGTTTAATCCTGAATTATTCGGGAAGTATTATGAGACAATTCCAAAACTTAAAAGGAATGAACTACTAAAATCGGGGGCTATTAATAATGCTCCTCAGTATAAAGCAATGATGGAAGAACAGACAGGAGGAAACTACATAACAGTACCTCTGTTTGGAAGAATAGGTGGAACTGCTGTAAACTACGACGGGAAGACAGATATAAATGCAACAGCAATGGACACATTCTCGCATTCAAGAGTGGTAGTAGGAAGAGCCAACGGATGGATAGAGAGAGACTTCTCGCATGATATTACAGGCGGAGTAAATTTCATGGATCAGGTAGGTAAGCAGGTATCGGACTACTGGGATGATCTGAACCAGGGGATATTATTATCTATACTTAAAGGGGTATTCTCAATGGCAGGTACAGATAATGAAAAGTTTGTAAACGAACACACTTATGACGTGTCAAAAGAAACAGATGCGGCTAAGCAGGTGTTCAGTCCTACAACTTTAAATAATGCATTACAGAAGGCTGTAGGACAGAATAAGGCAAAATTTTCAATTGCAATAATGCATTCACAAGTTGCAACAAATCTTGAAAACCTTCAGCTGCTTGAATACCTGAAATATACCGATGCGAACGGAATACAGAGAGACCTGACACTTGCAACATTAAATGGAAGAACCGTATTAATTGATGATTCAATGCCAACTGAAGAAGTTGCTAAATCAGGAACCAATCCAGCGTACACTAAATATACTACTTATGTGTTAGGAGCAGGAGCATTTGAATTTACTGACGCAGGAGCAAAAGTGCCTCATGAAATGCACAGAGATCCGAAAGTCAATGGCGGACAGGACACATTGTATTCGAGAGAAAGAGTGTGTTATGCACCTTATGGAATCTCATTCACTAAATCAAGCATGGCAACGTTATCACCAACTGACGCCGAACTTGAGATGGGAGCAAACTGGGAACTGGTAAATGACAACGCTACAGGAACAAAGAAGTACATTGACCATAAGGCAATCCCTATTGCAAGAATAATTTCAAGAGGATAGTTTCAGGGAGGAAAATCTTATGGATTATGTTGAAAATATTAAAGAAGACGTGATAAAAACATTAAAGTCGGTAGGCTATGAAGTCGTAGATGCCGACTTATTTTTGTTAGAACAATCTATCGAGAAAGTTAAGTCTTATATTAAAAATAAGACTAATCAGAACAAGGTTCCTGAGGGCTTGAAGCATATTTGGATTGACAGGAGTACAGGTGAGTTTTTAAATTTTAAGAAATCACTGAATCAGCTTAATCTGAATGGATTGAATTTTGGCCGTATGGCGAAAGAAATAAGTGAAGGCGATACAAAGGTCGTCTACGAGGATACAAAGACAACGGGAGATAAATTTGAAGTTTATATGACATATCTGATGACAAGAGGAGAGGATGAACTCTTGAGATATAGGAGGATAGTATGGTAGATGAGTTGAAACAGGCAAGAGAAGCCATCCAGTCAATGTGGACTGGGATATGTAATATATTTAGATTTAAGAATTCTAAAAATAAGTATGGTACAGTTGTTTCCGAAGTTAAGGAACTTTATAAGAACATACCGTGTCGACTAAGCTTTAAGAATATCAGTCAGGCAGAACAGACTGAAAGTGTGGCCAAGACATCTCAAGTTGTAAAACTGTTTATCGCTCCTGAAGTTTATGTCCCTCCGGGGAGTATAGTTGAGGTCACACAGAACGGGGTTACAAGGAAATACAAACATTCAGGAATATCAGCAGTTTACACTAATCATCAGGAAATAATACTTGATGCGGAACAGGAGAAGGCGTAATGGCAAGCAGTAAAATAGAAGTTCAGATAGATGGTCTGAAAGATTTTCAGAAACTTTTGCAGGAAATGAAAGCAGAAGAGGAAAGGTTTATGACCGAAACTATAAAGGAACTTGCTGCAAGACTTCTCAGAAAAGTAATTAAAAGAACTCCTGTAAGTTCTCCTAATTTTGGGAATGCAACATATAAGAGGGACAATAAGAAAAAAGGCATAAAAAAAGGTGACACTATATACAATAAGAATGGAAAGGCCAGAGTTTTGAAAACTAAGACAGTGACGTATAAAAAAGCTGGAAAGGCCATCTCAAAGACTTATGGCGGACAAGGTGGAACTTTAAGGAGAAACTGGACTGTATCTGACGTAAGAAAAAACGGAGGTAACTATGAGATAGAGGTTTTAAATTCTACTGAATATGCAAGCTATGTTGAATATGGTCACAGACAGACTCCAGGAAGATATGTCCCAGCGATTGGTAAGAGGCTTAAAAAGTCTTGGGTAAAAGGTAAATTTATGCTAACTATCTCCGAAGAAGAACTGAGAAAAGAAGCTCCTGCAGTTATAAAAAGAAAAATATTGGAGTGGCTCAAGAAGTTAGGAGGATAGCAATGTTAAATGAAATTGTGAATGCAATAAGTCTCAGGCTGTCAGAAAGTTTTGATGGTATAGATGTGCATGTGAATGAACTCGAACAGGGTTTTGAGGAACCCTGCTTTTTTATCGACCTGCTAAATCCCAGCGAAAAACAGATTGTCGGGAACAGATACTTGAGAAGTTATCTGTTTGATATTGCCTATTTCTCAAAAAATAATAGTCAGACTGAGATTTTCGATGTACTTGACAAGATGCACGATGTACTTGAATATATAAAGCTTGAAGATGGAACTCTTATGAGAGGACTGAACAGGAATACCATGGAGGAAGATAATGTGCTGCATTATTTTGTGACTTATGAGATGTTTATTTACAAGGCAGGAGATAGTAACAATAATGCAAAAATGGAAAAAATAGAACTGAATATAAAACTGAAGGAGGAAAAGAATGGCAGATAATAAAAAATCAGAAGAAAACTCAGAAGAAAAAGCTGTGGCTAAGGAAGAAAAATATATAAAAAGTCAGATTGTAGGATCTGACAGATACAGAAACAGAGCAGACATTCTGAATGTACTGCTTGAAGATAATACGGATTATACACTATCTGAAATAGATAAAAAGTTAAAAGATTTTTTAGGTAAGGAGGTTAAATAATGGCATACGGTGGAGGTACATGGCTTGTACAGAATAAAGTTTTGCCGGGAACGTATATCAACTTTATAAGCAAAGAAAGGGCTGAACTTGTATTCTCTGACAGGGGATATGCAGCACTTGGCGTGGAACTTGACTGGGGAACTGATGGAGAAATATTCAAGGTTGAAAATGGTGATTTTATTGAAAACTCAATGAAACATTTTGGGCACTCATATGATTCCGATAAACTGAAAGGATTAAGAGATTTCTACAAGTATGCCCAAACAGGATACATTTACAAGCTTAATACGGGCGGTGCCAAAGCGTCAAATACATTTGGGACAGCCAAGTATACTGGAGAAAGAGGTAATGACATCAAAATATCGGTACAGGCAAATGTGGATAACGCTTCACATTTTGACGTCATAACTTTTGTTGATGGGGAAAAAGTGGATGTTCAAACAGTTGCCACTGCGAAGGATTTAAATAACAATGACCTTGCTAATTTTGAAAAGGGCATAACTAAAATAGATAACGACAGATTTTATGTTAATATATGTGACTACACTACCGTAGAAGAAGATGACAGGGTATGGGAGGCACACAAAAACTACCTCGACATACATGTCATGATAAGAGGAACTGAGGTTTTAAAACACACATTTATTGAAAATGCAAGCATTAAAACTTATCACGAGGACAGCGACTACGTTGAAATCCAAGATGTCAAGAAGATAGATTCTACCATCACTCTAAGTGAAGGTCAGTATCTGGTATTTGAGACTACAGATGTTCATAAGACGGCGATAAAAAGCGGAGAAGCCCAAGATGTCAGAAAAGCGATATTTAAGGTAAGGGTATAGGTGGAGACATGGATAAGATAAGTCAATTAAAGGGAAATTTAATTGTGTCATGTCAGGCACTTGCTGATGAACCGCTCCACTCTTCTTTTATCATGGGAAGGATGGCATTGGCGGCAAAGATGGGTGGTGCCAAAGGCATCAGAGCAAACTCCGTGGAAGACATCAAAGAGATAAAATCTCTTACAGATTTGCCGGTAATAGGGATAATAAAAAAGGACTATGAGAACTGCGACGTGTACATCACTCCAACAATGGATGAGGTCGATGCGCTCGTTAATGTAGGCTGCGACATCATAGCCATGCAGGCGACAAATGAGATAAGACCGGGAGGAGAAACTACAAGGGAGTTTTTCAAGAAGGTCAGAGAAAAGTATAAAAATCAAAAGTTTATGGCAGACTGCGCTACATTACAAGAGGCAATTGATGCGGATGATATGGGATTTGATTTTATCGGCACTACCATGGTAGGATACACTAAAGCAAGTGCAGGTATGAAGATAGAAAAAGACGATTTTGAGCTGATGAAACAGGTCTTGAAAAATGTTAAATCACCGGTCATAGCCGAGGGCAACATCGACACCCCGCAAAAAGCGAAAAGAGTGTTGGAATTAGGGTGTTACACCGTGGTTGTAGGATCTATTATCACAAGACCGCAGGTTATTACAAAGAGGTTTGTTGACGAGATTTTAAGCTAAATCTCACATAGTACGGTTAATTTTTGTGCAAGGATGGGACTGATTATTTTCTCAAAGTATGATGCTCGTCCTTGCCCTGATGTATCAAAATTTTATGGACAACTTAAGGAGAAAAAAATGGGAGCTAATAATGAACTCAAAGGTATTTACAGTGCCTTACTTGTATCTTTCAATGAAGACGGAAGTGTAAACGAAAAAGGGACAAGACAGATAGTGCGTCACAACATCGATAAGATGAAGGTAGATGGGCTGTATGTAGGTGGCAGTACGGGAGAAAATTTCCTTCTTTCAACGGATGAAAAGAAAAAAATATTTGAAATCGCAAAGGACGAAGCTAAAGATGAGATTAAACTCATAGCCCAAATCGGTTCAATGAACTACTACGAATCGCTTGAGCTTGCAAAATTCGTTACTGATCTCAAATATGACGCCATTTCGGCGGTAACACCTTTTTACTACAAGTTCAGTTTTGAAGAGATTAAAGACTATTACAACGGCATAATAAACTCCGTAGACAACAAACTGATAATATATTCAATACCTTTCTTGACAGGTGTTAATATAAGCGTGGAACAATTCGGAGAGCTGTTTGAAAACAAGAAGATTATAGGTGTAAAATTTACAGCAGCTGATTTTTACCTGCTTGAAAGAGTGAGAAATACTTACCCTGACCACCTCATATATGCCGGTTTTGATGAAATGATGCTTTCTGCAAGCGTACTTGGAGTGGACGGGGCCATAGGCTCTACATTCAATGTCAACGGTCCAAGAGCAAGAAAAATAGTGGATTTGGTAAAACAAGGCAAGATAGAAGAAGCTAAAAAAGAGCAACATATTACCAATGACCTTATTACAGACGTATTAAACAACGGACTGTATCCTACTCTTAAGACTATATTGCAACTACAAGGTGTGGAAGGTTGCTACAGCAGAAAACCTATGAAATCTGCAACAGAAGCCCAAAAACAAAGAGCTAAGGAAATATACGAAAATTATTTGAAATAGTTTAAAAAGAAAATAATTTTAGATATGCATATATATTTAATAATTGCATATCAATATCAAAGAAAATAAAAGAAAATAAAAGAAAAAAGGACAGCCATTATTGATAGCTGTCTTTTTTGCGTTATGGAATTTTACAGATTTTAATTCTCATACTAAAAAGCTGTCAAAAAATCATATAATTAAATTATAACAA